TTTGAATTCTCAATCTTGAGGCCCCTGTTAAACAGTTGCCTCGGTATTCTTGGGTTTCCCAAGAAGACCAACAAACGGTCCTGGACAGGTTGCTGCTGGGGTGTAAGCCACAGCAGACTTCCTGTACCAAAGGAAGTGGTTCTCCCATTTTAATCGATCGGATAACTCGTTAAGAGTCATCCTTTTTATCAATTTCGGGTTGGAACCTGCTCTCAGGGCAAGGGGGTATATCTTAGAGATTAAACGATTAAATCGTTTAACCTTCTGAGAAATCTTTTGCTCTGGAGCACTTATAGAAGAGGAAGGAAGCAATAGGCTTTGCTCCGAGCGGATTGCGGAAGATAGTTTCTTCCATAACTCGTCAACGGTAATAAAACCCATGGCTTCCATATCCTTTTGGAGAATTTTTAACTCTTTGTTGCTAGAAAGCGATATAGGACGCGAGAGGATCTTTCGCAGGGTCCCTAAATGGACCCAGCGCTTCTTCTCATCGTCAAGATCAGCTATAACTTTGATTTCTCTATCCTCTGTAAAGAGGGTATTTTCCTTCAAGGTTTTAAGTTGCCTTTCAGTCTCTATATCAGCGGGTGAGGAGGTAGTCGTGGAGAATATCATGAACGATAGCCTCTCGAAATACGCTTCCAATCTCTGATCATCTCTGATCAAGTACGAAACGACTGTCAGAACTTTCGTCCTGACGCGGGATAATTCCTTACCTGAGGGGTGCGGCATGCCATAGCCGCCGAACTCCTGAGGAAGGTAGACTTCAAGGCCAGCTTTAGAAAGGTTTTTCAAAAAATCATTCATAAGCCAGTGGCCCCAAAGTATAATCCCTTTACGTGATTCAACCATCCAGGGATTTGCATTCCACCAAGCTAAGCTAGATGTATATGCAGACCCGCGGAAGAAGATCCTAGGAACCTCGCGGACGCCAGGAGGCCTTCCAAGCCCCTTGGCATCCACCAAGCCTAAGATTTTTACGGTGTCGATCCAGTCCATCTTCCCTTTTTCTCGATAATACTTCCCAATTGCTTTGGTAAACATTATCGTGTCAGAGGAAAGAGAATTCGTACCTATAGAGGGGACAGCACCCCCCAAACGAGTTAAATCCACAAAAGTTTTTAGGAATTTGGTCGGGCCATAGGAAGCCTGATCATCACCACAACGGACGGTCTCACCGAAGGATCTTATTCCTTTCTGGAAAAAAATCTTATCGTGAGGAATATCGTCCCAACTTTTGTAATCCTGATCCCAGGGAAGCTCAGCTGCCATTCCGGCGAAAAATGCCAGAAAGGTATGGAGCATAGCCCAGGATTCAGGGGTCCCCATTAGGACACCCCTCTTCTGTATTACTTCTCTCTGTATATCTCTATACGCAAGAATCGCCTCACAGGCTGAAGACTTCATGACTACTGACATTTGCAACCACAAATTTCTGTGGGTATCCTTAAGGACGGATGTGAATCCGTCCTCAAGGGACTTTACTATTGTTTGTGCAAAAGTGTCAGTAGCAGAGGTTAAATCAAGGGAGAGGAAAGAGTAATCCGGGAAAAGTACATTAACCTTCTTAAAAAGGTTCATGAGTTTTCCCGAGGCTCCTCCCTCTTCCATCGACAGGATGCACTCAGGGTCTTTCGCCAACATAGCGTAGGCGTAAGTCCGGAAAGTGTGTCCCAGAGTAGTAAGGGATCCACTACCAACTGTGATGACGCGGGCTTTACAGCCTTTATCATCTACGGTTGTAGCCTTAAATTTTGGAGATTTCTCTCTAAAATTTTCGGGATTAAGAAGTGGTTTTTCGGTAAAAATCGAAAGGAAAGGGAACCGTATGATACAGTCGTCTTCATTTTGATAAAAATCATCTAATTCTAACTCACCTGAGTCGAATAGCTCTTGGAAGAGCAGGTCCCTCAGGAGGAGTTGATTATTTGGATACCTAAGAAAAGAGCAAGGTAAATGAGCGTAAGAAGAGGCCCATGGCATTGCATCGTCATCGAATGCATAATTCATGGAACTCTCTGGCTCAAAGACAATCTCTCCCCAGACATTATAATATGTCTTACTCAAGTCGAAGTTCTGATATATATGGAAGGCATTCAAGTTCTCCGTCAGTATACTCTGACAGAAAGCTTGCCTGCCGCCCTTACTTCTTTTAGTTTCGAGGCAAGCGCCCGCACCAATGCTTAGAGAGATCTTCCCGATATCCATATCGTGGAATTTTCTCTTTGCGAAGGCTTCTCCAAATCTGAATGCTGATTGCTGGATATGGGATGGAACCTCAATAGGCGTGCTGACTAAATCGGCATGCTTATTAAGTGCTTCCTTCCTAATCCGTTGATCAGGGATACCAAAGCCGGCCTTTGCCAGTGTGAACTGGATAAGAGCCTGCTGGTACCATTCAAAAGGATATAGTATGTTTCTAACATAAAAGGGCCCAACTGTGGGGCGAAGAAAACGGAGTTTTCCCCGTGCCCATGGAAAGGTCATCCAAGATCCCTTCTGACCTATATTCCCGCGAATTGCGGGAGGACGGTCGGAGAGATTACTTGGGTTAGATGCGTAAAATTCGCACCAATCGCTCAAATTCTTTAAGAGTTTGAGTGTCCGGTGAAAACCACTATAGCACATACTTTTGGAGAACCACTTGAAAAGCATCCTGATACCTAGGACGGTTTCTTTGTACGAACGTACATCGAAATCGCCTAGGGGCTGTTTGCTTACAAGCGAAGGGGCGAAAATCACAATGAAAGTCGAAATCGACTTCCATACTTGATTGATTCTCTGGATTTCTTCTCTCTTACGCTTCCCATTCATATGGGAACAGCAAGATTGATACCATCCAGGTATAGAGGAATATAATCCAAGGACCGCAGCAGAGGAGACTAGCTCAGTTCCGCTGGCTTCTCGGAAAACCTCAAGAGGAATCTTATTTCTCTCAGGGTTATTCCTAGACGACGTCGCGTTAATTTC